AATGTTGACCAGATGGTGTACACGTTACTTAGCTTCGACCCCAAGGACAACGAGTACGACGTCTTGGCCGACGAGCTGATTCAGGTAGCTCGCTACAACCGAAAGTCATTCATCAACCTAATCTGTGCTACCTCATGGGAACAGATTCACTTCCTCAATGAACGCATTGGGAAAGAACCAGACAAGGAGCTGAGCCTGCTGCAAACAGCAACCCACTTCCTGAAGATGCTGCATATCATTAGAAACATTTACATACAAGAAGGATGGCTCGAACCAAGATTTCAAGTGGCAATGACAAAGGCGTAGCGCCGAAGCGATTGTCCTACCTCGACTGGATGGTAAAAATCCAATCTGTGCACTACTCTTGTGGTGTGGAGCTTGACAAAGGCATTGCGAAAGTAATGCAGTACAATTTGTCCAATTCAAAATGATTTCTTAACTTTAACTAATTCAAATTCAAATCAATGGCTTATCAGCTTAAGACAACAAACATCAAGGGCAAGGAGTACGTTCAGGTGAACGAACGCATCATTGCCCTACGCAAACTTCCCGAGTACAAAGGGTACTCAATTGAAACCGAGATGGTGGCAATTGACTCAGACATGTGCGTCATGAAGGCGACCATTCGCGATGCCAAAGGAGGCATCGCTGCTACTGGCTTCGCGCAAGAAGACCGCTCATCGTCTATGATTAACAAGACATCGTACGTGGAGAACTGCGAGACGTCGGCCGTAGGTCGTGCGCTTGGCTTCCTTGGCATCGGTGTTGAGTCGTCTATTGCAACAGCCGAGGAGGTATCACTTGCTATCGCCAAGCAGGATATGCCAGCCACATCAAAGGCATCAGCAAAGGCTGCACCTGCTGCAAGCCTTAACCTTGAGAAAGCCGCTGAGCATATCAAGGCAGGAACTAATGCACCAGAGCGCAAGAAGCGCTTTGACGCAGTGATGTCCAAGTATGGTGATGTCATCACTGAGGAGCAGGCACATTCTCTGCGCTTACACGTAACGGCCTAATGTTAGTGCAAGCGTTGGTATTATTAGCGTTTTCAATCGGGATGATTGGGGCCACCGCCATCTTGGCGTGGCTCCTCTTCTCCGATGAACCATCAGACAGAAGCGACGAGTAATGGTCAATAAGAGAACATACCTTTTCGGTACAATACTATCCATTATCGGTCTATTAGTGGCCGATGATGCAACCACGAAGATGGCATTCGTAGCACTAGGAGGATTCCTAGCTGTTGCCTACACCTTCAACAAGGACAGAGAATGAAGAGCGAGGCAGAGCTTAACGAGTGCATCATCAAGATGGTGGCTTGCCTTCAGGTTGGCCTTGAATACATGGATGATTTCACCCATAGTAAACTATACAGCAATGGCGCTAAGTTCCACGCCAAGGCATTGGTCAAGGAGCTTGAGTCCAAGCTCGGACTGGTGTACAATCAGTTCCGTGATGGCGAGGATGAGGATACCTATCTCAACATTGAGCGCGGCATCCGTGAGTTTGTCTCTCAGCCTATCGCTGACATCTACGCAGCTGGAGAGCGAGAGCCGGCGATTACGCCGTGCTCCGCTCACGCTCGTGACCAAGAGTGGGAAGAGATGGAAGAGGAGATGAACAAACGAATGGATATCATCGGAACCAACGGCAACGAAGGAGAACACTACCAATACCTTGAGCAATGACAAGAGTGTTTCTCATAGACATTGATGGTACGATATGCGACGACATCAAGAACGAGGACAGCCATCTGTATGCCAGCGCATCTGCTTATCCTGATGCGCTTGGCATCATCAACAAGTGGTACGACGAGGGTAACGTGATTACGTTCTTCACTGCAAGGGAGTCGAAGGACAAAGCTGTTACTGAGAAGTGGTTAAGCGACAATGGCTTCAAGTACCACGTACTGGTGATGGACAAGCCACGTATAAAGGATGGCCAGGAGTACGTATGGATTGACAACCGAAAGGTCAGAGCTATTACATACTTGGGCACATGGTCTGAGCTGAAAGAAGTAGATGCTAAAATTCAAACATTCCAATGAGCAAGTACACTAACAGATACGGAGACGTGTTCACGTTTGAGAAGAACGAGAACGGAAACATTGACTGGAAGGGAGACCACAAGTACGTAAGGTACGGATGGGATGACTCTGGTAAGAAGATATTCGTAGACCCGAGCGGAGGCCCATTCATAGGCATAGGACAGGATATGTCTCTATATGGACTTAAAGGAGTCGTGTCAGGATTCGTTGACCACGGAGACTATTGGGAGATTCTAATTGAGAATGACGCGCCATGAGTAAAGATGCAATCCACAAACGAGGCAAGCAGTTCTGTAAGCACTGCGACAAGGATACGATGCATACACCGAAGCTCGGCCTTGTGATGCAGGGCAGGCGGCTGTGCGAGCAGTGTAATACGTCTAACGATTTCAAACCAAAGGAATGAAACGGCTAACCAGAGAACAAAAGAAAGAGAAGGCGGTCATTGACCTAATCAATCAGATGTTTGTGATTGCCGGACACGACGCGACCTACGACGACATCGTTGGCGTAGAGAAGTGGTTTCAGCAGTACACCATGACCGTTGAGCAGGGAAACGAACTGAAGGAATGGGGTAAGCAGTACCTTATGCGAGAACTCAAGATGCGAGCAGCTCAAGCCGAGAAGGAGATGCTGTGGTTCAGTGTAATGTGGGGGCTGAAGTATTCAGACTTTGACGAACATATTAAATCAAAAATTAAAACCAACGAGAAATGAAAAACAACTTATTTGTAATCCTATTGACAGCACTGTTTGTCACACTCAAACTGACCTCCGTTATTGGTTGGTCTTGGCTTTGGGTACTCTCTCCTGCGCCAATTAGTTTTGGTATTGGATTCGTTCGTGGATTTGTAAAGGCTATAGTAAAGCGCACCAACGAGAAATGAAAATCACATCAGGAAAATACGTAGACCAGTTCGCCATCGGCGTAACGTGGTTGCGCTACCCAAACGTAACGTGGTCAGTCATATTTGACTTGGGCCTATGGTACGTTGAGGTGTCTAATGAAGACATGAACTACGAGCCAGACTTGTCAAGAGTATTCCCAAACGTGGTCAAGTGCGACAGATGCGGCTCATCCAATCGTGTATACTCAAACGTCAAACAAGATGGTGACACGTGGAAGTTTGAAAGCGTATGTTATGAATGCTTAGAATTTGAAGAACATCAAAAGAATGGAACAGACAGCGATGAATGAGTTGATTGATGAGATGAATGAAATGCTCATTGAAGGTAATACCAGCGTGTATGCACTAAGGGAAACCGCAAGAAAACTACTTAAGAAAGAGAAGCAGCAAATCAAGGATGCCTTCAACTTCGGTGGCGAGTACAACGAAGAATGGGACAAGGCCGCCGAGCAATACTACTACGAAACCTATGGAAAAGATTAGCGTTTCCCAGGATATTCTTGAGCAATACAAGAAGGCGCAATACAATCGGAACGTATGTTTGTACAGCCGTAGAGATACCGAGGCCAAGTACTGGGAAGGATACGTCAATGCACTTAGTTTAATTTTAGAAACACAACAATAATGGACGCAATCTTAGATTTAGAGATGAAAGTCATTGACTGGGCTATCGAACGTGGCCTTATCGAACGTGAGAACGCTAACAAGCAAATGCTCAAGGTAATGGAAGAGGTAGGAGAACTTGCCTCAGCCATCGCAAAGAACAAAGAAGATGAGACCATTGACGCTATTGGAGATGTCCTCGTTACGCTGATTATTCTGTCCGCCCAACTGGAACTCAACCCTTGGGATTGCTTAGAAACAGCCTACAACGAAATCAAAGGACGCAAGGGTAAGCTCGTTAACGGAGTATTCATCAAAGAATAAGAGGGGGAAGTCGTTGACGTGTAATGCGTTGGCGCAAACAAGGGTGTTTAGCCCCCTCTTTTTTTCAAAATACCCTTGCTATTAACATCGTTATTAACTAAATTTGTTGAAAATTCATAACAATGGAAAACAAAACAGACAAAATCTTCTGCGGCTACGTTAAGTCGGTGAAGTTGTGGGACGAAGGCCAACGCACATTCGTTGAACCACAAGAAGGAGTATCAATGCGATTCTCGCTTTCAGTTGCTGAGATGAACGACCTCCAGCGCTACGCTACCAAAGGTGAGAAGCCATTCGTTTCTTTCGACCTTAAGCGCAGTGCAAAGGGCTCATACTACATCGAAGTATCTGACCCTTCAACTTGGACACAGCGCCCTCAGTCAGGAGGAGCGGCTCCAGTGGCACCGCAAGCACCACAAGCACCTGTTGCTGGTGATGATTTGCCCTTCTGAGCTCCTTGAGTCCTCATTAGTATACCTCGTAGGCTTTGAGTGGGGGATGGATATCCTCAAGATTGAATATCCCCTATTCTACGCCTCTACTCCTTCTAAGAAACTGCATTGGTTTGAGGTGGTGAAAGCCACTTCTTCCGATGGTGTCGTGACTCTTGACAAGATGTCGGACAAGGAATACTCTGTCATTTACTTTCCAACTAAAAGAAAGGGAGACAACGTACTACTTGTTCAAACATCTAAACTGAAGCCTACGCTTACAGGTTTTGAGTTAGCCGACTTGATTATCAGAAGGGCAGAGATTCACGTTGAAGAAATCATCGAGCAAGGAATCTACAAGGAACTCGAGGCCAAGAAAAACAAAGCCCCTGTAGCTCAATAGGACAGAGCATCTCGCTTCTAACGAGACGGTTACACGTTCGATTCGTGTCAGGGGTGCTATGGATACGTTAGTTCTATCCCTTTTATTTATAGTGATGGCAATCATCGCCATCAAAACAACACCCAAAAACAAATGAACCTTCAATATTCTGCATCAAGAATACAGACATTCGGACTCGCTGTCTCCGAACACTTCCACGTAGACATCTTTTCAAGAACAAGAAAGGGCGTAGTGGTAAACCTTAGGAAGGCATCATACTATGTGCTACGTAGAAGAGGTATAACCTACGCTACAATGGCTACGGTGTTCAATAAGAACCACGCAAGTGTAATGCACGGCACTACAAGCTGTTCTAATCTTCTCGATGTCAAAGACCAAGAGATGCGTAAGTATGTGGATATCATTGAGCTTATTGCCAATGAAGTGTTCCAAGAGACCCAAGCTGAAGATATGCGCCCAGAGATGCGGATGAATATTTACAAACTCAAACTCGCTGACTTCATCGAGGAGCAGGACAGCCTTCTACCATCCTTAAACGCATCAGAGCGTAAGATGATGTCGCGAAAGATATTCAACGAAATACACAAGGAGTTTTATGAGTAAGCAATTAGTTACCCCGACAATCAAGGCGCTGTCCTTAATTCGTATGCACGGGAAAGACGATGCCCTTAAGCACGCTACGCAATGTATGTATATGGCCAACGACAAGGCCTACGAGTATTGGAAGAATGTTGTCTCGATAATTGAATCAGAATGAATCCATTAGACCAAAGAGTAACCATCTTCAAGAGTGTCTTCGAAGTTGGTGCGCCGTCCTACATCACTGTACTTCAGGCTCTTGAGCGAATCAAAAGCGGGAAGCAAAGTGAGCGAGTAACCCTCATCAGAGAAGGAGAGCGAGAGCTCAAGACAAAGCTGCCTGTAGTTCTTTGGTCTGGTGTGTTTGAGTCACGCAATGATGATGCTATCACCGAGCACAGCAGACTCATTGTCATTGACATTGACCACGTTACCACATTCTCAAGCGTAGAAGAAGTTAAGTCTGTCCTCTGCCTTGACCAACACATCGTAGCCGTATGGGTCAGCCCATCGGGAGACGGAATCAAAGCACTGGTGAACATCACATTCCCAGAGCGCCACAGAGACCACTTTAGAGCCCTTGAGAAGTACTTTGAGACAAAGTATGGCTTGGTCATCGACCCATCGGGAAAGAACGAATCTAGGGCTTGTTTCGAGTCCTATGACCCCGACCTGTGTATTAAGACGGCTGTCCCCTTCTCCAACCTACTGACCGAAGAATACGAGCGTAAGAAGCAAGAGGTTACGCAAATGGAGAAGTCAACAGACTACCATCGCCTTAACATTGCAGCGCAGATGATTCGTAGGGCTCCAGATGGAGACAAGCACAACACCCTACTTAGAGCCGCAATACTCTGTGGTGGCTACATCGCTGCTGGCAGAATGGAGGAGGATGAGGTGTTCCGAGTTCTTCTACGTGAGATTGAGCGTAGAGATGTGCACAGCCTTGACTCAGCAAAGAAGACAATCACCGACGGAATCGAAGAAGGTAAGCGTAAGCCTATCCACGAGATTGTCAACGAGGAGGAGAAGGTAACCCGCAAGATGAAGCTCGAGGATGGCGATATGTCATTCATCGCCCCAGATGATTCCGATGAGCGTTGGATTAACGACTTTGCCGAAGGCCGTATTGAGCTTGGTCTTACCACTGGTCACCCAGACATTGATAGACACTTCGTATACAAAAAGGACTTCACCATCATCAACGGACACTCCAACATTGGTAAGACAACATTGGTGCTGCACCTTATGGTGAACGCAGCGATTCGCCACAACTGGAAGTGGATTGTCTACTCAAGTGAGAGTAGGACAGCATCAATCAAGATGCGCATTATGCAGTACGCCTGCGATAGGAGTATCAAGGAGATGCCATACCTCACAAGAAAGAAAGCCTACGAGTGGGTGAAAGACCACTTCATCTTCATCAACAACAACAAGGTGTTCTCCTATATGGATATCCTGTTGTACTGCGAGAAGATTATGAACTACAAGAAGATAGATGGGATTCTCATTGACCCATACAACTCCCTACGTGTAGATATGTCACGCACATCAGGAGCAGGAGTACACGAGTACCACTATGATGCGGCATCAGAGTTCCTTACCTTCTCCAATACCAACCAAGTAGCGCTGTGGCTAAACACCCACGCCATCACTGAAGCAGCACGCAGAAGGGGAGACGATGGATTACCTGTCGCCCCGGGAGCAGAGGACAGCGAACACGGCGGCAAGTGGGTCAACAGGGCCGATAACTTCCTAACATTCCACAGGAAGATTCAGCACCAAGTGCCTCAGATGAAGCGCACTATGGAGTGGCACGTGAGAAAGATTCGTGAGACGGAAACAGGTGGTGACCCCACCACAGTGTACAGCCCAATCCTTCTTGAGATGAACCACGCACGTACTTCTTTCCGTACTCGCAATGGTCACCTGCTGTTCCCCCCCCTAGGAACTTACTTAGGCCAAACCGAACTTGCGTGGCATATTCATTTAAATG